ACTTGACACTCATCTAGGAAGCGGAAGTTCAAGGATTGCAGCTTACGATATGGACTTTGAGTTTACTGGATTTGAACTTGACAAGGATTACTTTGAAGCCAGCGAGAAAAGATTTCAACAACATATTCAACAATTAACTTTATTCTAATGGAACATAAACAAACAGCAGTAGAATTCTTATTAGCAGAATTAGATATTGCTCATTTAATTGCAAGAGAAAAATTAACAATGGCTGGCGAGGTTGTAAGGCAAGCTAAAAAAATGGAGAAAGAGCATATAAAAAATGCCTTTATGGATGGGGAACTTCAACAAGGATTTAAATTAGAACCAGAACAATATTATAATCAAAAATATGGCAAAGAATAGAAAGCATTACTATCGGTCAGCAGATAAGACCATTTACGTTGAAATAGATTACGATAAACTATTTCACGACCATTATTCACAAGAGGGAAAGAAGCGATGGCTACTTGGAGCAGACACGGATCGCATCGAAGCATTTTTAAAAGGGAGAGGATATGTTAAAATCAACAAGCAACAACACGATAAATTCAGAGAAACACTTACCATCGAATTACCAACAAGCCCTGTCTTGGATAGATGAGCAATTAACAAAGCCAAACCAGTTTAACATCAATCTTGGCGGAGGCATAATCATAAACGATTTGCATAAGTGCTTGGATGTCAAGAGAGAAAGATTGCTTAACTTGGATGGATATAATAGAAAAATAGTATTTTTACAAACGAAAATAATTAAAGATTATATCATAAAGGGTATAAATTAAATGAAATCAATATTAATAATACCTTTATGGGTATAAAACCAAATCAATATGAAACTAACTGAAAAAGAAACGATTGTGATTTACGCTGGATTAACCAATGCGTTAATAGATCACATTGACAACGACTTCCGTAGAACGGTATTCAATCGTCAAAGCTTAAAGTACAAAAGCAAGGCAGTTCTCCAGGAACTTGAAAGCATAACAGATAAGCTTTACTCAATGGATGCAAGCGAGGAGGCAGTAGCTCAGCACATAGAAGCTGGCGATATAATGCTTAAATTCTTCAAGCTCGGAATCAAAATGAGTGAGATGGATGAGATTAAGCACGAAGGATTGAACACTCAGTTAAACATACTTTTAAAAAGTTATGGAGTTGAAGGCTTGGATTTTTAAATAATAATTCTAAACTTGTGATTATGAAAGAGTTAGTTGACCATCCCGAACATTATCAAGGAAAGCGATTTGAAGTTATTGACATCATTAACGACTACGACTTAAACTTTGAACTTGGGAACGCAATTAAGTATATCTTGCGAGCAGATAAGAAAGGGAATAAAAAGCAAGACATCGAAAAAGCTCTCTGGTATCTAAATTATGAGCTATCTAAATTCAGAGGATAAACGGCTAATAATAGAAGCTATCTTGGTAGGAATTATTGAGGTAGCTTTTATAGCTTATATGACCTACCTTATCTTTCAAGAAAAGAAAAAGCTATGAAATGCAAAACAAGAAGCGAGCTAATTACCGAGCTTTACCAAAGCAAGGAACTCGCCTCCGCTTTAAACAAGATGCAACCAGCTGAGATAAGAGCTGATTTAAAGCAAGAAATGTTTATTAGTTTATGCTCAATCACAGACGAAAAGTTTTGGGCAATTTATGAGTGCAATGGTATTCCTGGTTTAAAGTTCTGGTTGGTCAGAACTATGCTTAATATGATACGATCTACCGGAATGAACCAACCATTCTACAAGAATTTCAGAGCCAAGTTTGAATCGTTAGAAGGCTTTGAGAATTTGACTGAGGAGTACGATGATTCCGCAAACGATAAGGAATTGCTATTTAATAAAATAGAGCAAGGACGAAAAGGATTAAGCTGGTATGAGGACAGAATGCTGGATACTTATATGGACTTGGGATTTAATCAAACAGAGGTAAGCAGAAGAACTCAGATTCCTTACCAATCAGTTGTAAAGACAATCAAAATAATTAAAGACAAACTTCGCCAATGATTATATTAGCATCGGTACTATTTGCAGTATTTTTCAATATTACTAATCTGCACCAATCTTGGAAGCTTAATTTTAAGCCATTTAATTGCGTTCCTTGCCTTTCAGTTTGGAGCGCAGTATTATTTCTCATTCTGCCAAGTTTTATCTCAAGCATCGCAATTACTTTATTTGGAGCTGGAGTATTAGGCGCAATCAGTTACAGACTACTTTTAAGATTATGACACAAGAAGAATTAGATTTCTGCGAGAAGCATATCATTAACTTTGAATCCGTAAAGCTTGGATTCTCTCGCCATATTGATTTCGATGTATTAGACGAATATACTCGGATATATCAGCGCAACTTAGATGCACAATTCGTTTTGAACGCTTGGTGCGGAGCTTGCGTGTATGATATGCTTAAAAGATTATCAGCGCATTACGAAGGAGTTCTATGGGCAAATAAAAGAGTTCAACAATCAACCAACCAAACAGATGTCAAACCAGTTAAGAATACTCGCAAGCGGAAGTAGGCATTCGGGAGTAACATATCACAGATTAGCTTTGCCATTGTCAACGATGCGCAAGGATTACTGTATGATTACTGACTCGCCAAGCGAAGAGATAATCAGAGATAAGCAAATCAATGTCTTTATTATAAATCGTTTCTGCGAGGCTTTAAGCTTGATTGAGATACTTCAGCTCAAAAAGAAATATGGCTTTAAATTAGTCGTAGATATTGACGATTATTGGGAACTATTTACCAAGCATTTGTCGTATGACAACTACGCTAAGAATAGAGTTCCGCATATTATCAAATCGAATATTAAACACGCTGACTTAGTTACTTGCACGAATACAAGACTATGGGCAGAGATAATCAAGATTAATAAGAACTGCGAGATTATACCGAATGCTTTGCCATTTGACAAGGATCAATTCACGGATGTAAAGATTCCGCACGATAAGATTACAATAGTACATACTGGTTCTATCACTCACTATCCAGACATTCAGCAGTTAAAGAATCCAATGCTTGAGCTTGCTAAGTCTAAAAGCTTTGTTGACTCTTGCCGAATGTTGCTTTGTGGTTGGAACGAGTTTAACAAATGGCATTGGGAAAGAATGGGCAATATCTTTACGGCAAATGAGAAGCTTGAATATAAGATTCTTGAGAGCTTGCCTGTTGATTTGTATATGAATTTCTATGCGGAGGCGGATATGTTAGTAACTCCTTTGCTTGATAACAAATTCAATCGAATGAAATCTAACTTAAAAGCTTTAGAAGCTGGAGCTAAACGGATTCCGATTTTGTGTTATGACCGTGATCCATACGCAGACATTCCTACTATTTTTAAGGTAGATAATTGGGAGAGAGACATTAAGCGAATGGCATTTAGTAAGCAGATGCGAGACGATTACGGACAAGCGAATGGCGAATACGTTAGAGAGCATTACGACATATTTAAAATTAACGAGCTTCGTTATGCTATTTATAATAAACTAATAAGCGATGCCAGTAATTAAATGCTCAAACGGAAAATGGAGAATAGGAAATAGCCAATGTATTTACGATACAGAGGAGAAAGCTACAGAAGTTTGGCAAGCAATCTTGGCAAGTGGAGAATATGCAGCTGATTCTTCAAAAGTTTCTTTCGATTTTGATGACACGCTCGAAACGGATATAGGTAAAGAATTGGCGAAGCAGAAAATCGCTGAAGGAAAAACAGTATTTATTATTACTCGCAGACAAGAATCGGCAAGCGAAGAAGTCTACAAAGTAGCAGATGAGTTAGGTATTCCGCACGAAAGAGTCTATTTCACAAACGGAAAAATGAAATGGGAAAAGATTAAGCGTTTAGGCATCGGAACTCATTATGATAATAACCAACAAGAGATTGATTTAATTGATAAGAATACAGATACGAAAGGAATTAAGTTTCGATTTGCTGATTCTTATAACGATTATCCAGAGAGCGCAGTTAACAACGCTAAACGAGCTTTAGCTTGGGCAGAAGAAAATGGTTGGGGAGATTGTGGCACTCCAGTAGGTAAAGCAAGAGC